TATAAAAGATAATACTGAAGAAGAACTAAAGGTACATAAGCCTTCACCATTCGACTTCATTAAATCAATATCAAATAAGAACTTTAAAGAAGATCTTCATGGTTATGTCAAGTATGTCATCAACCTTGGATTTTCTATGAGATCAGATACTATACACTATGCAAATGAGATGAACAAATATGATAATGTATCTGATGAAGAACAATATGCATTTTATTTTCATGCTATGCCAAAGAAGAATTACTTTGCAAAATGGCAAAAGATGAATAAGACTGATGGTATAGATGAAGTTGCTGAGTACTATTCTATATCTAAGAAACAGGCGGTTGATTATTGTAAGACTCTAAAGCCTGAACAAATACAGTACATCAAGTCTCTTAACCTTAAAGGCGGCAAAAGATAAATACAGTAGGCGTATCTAACATATTCAAAGGATATAATGTTAGAACAATTACTGGAAGTAAAACTAAAAGAGCGAGACGATTTCCTTAAAATAGTAGAAACTTTGACAAGAATTGGATTAGAATCAAGAGATAAAAAGTTAGTCCAAACTTGCCATATTCTGCACAAAAAGGGAAAGTACTATATCTGTCATTACAGAGAGCTCTTCAAATTAGATGGATTCGATAGGGAAATTACCGTCGAGGATACAGCACGTCGTAATGGAATTGCTAGACTTCTAGAAGAATGGAAACTCTGCGAAATAGTAGGTTCAGCCGAGCCTGCATCTCTCCAAAAAGTAAAAGTAATCCCTTTCAAAGAAAAAGGTGATTGGACACTAAAAGCTAACTATACTATAGGTAAAAAGTCCACAAATTAGTATAATCTAGTTAATGTCAGAATACTACACTAATGTTGCCATATATGGGCAAAACTTACTCGTCCGCGGTATCAGAGATGGTGAAGAATTTAGGTCAAAGATTAAGTATGACCCAACTCTTTATATACAATCTGCTACAAAGACAGGATTTACTGATGTATATGGCAATCATCTAAAGCCATTACCATTTGACACAATGGTTGATGCCAGAAACTTTGGCAAACAGAATGAAGAAACAAATCTAAAAGTATATGGCTTCCCATTCTTTAACTCTCAGTACTGTATTGAACACTATCCAAATGCTGAGAATGATTGGAAACGTGAAGAAATAAGAACATTCACTATTGATATTGAAGTTAGCTCAGAAGAAGGTTTCCCTGAGCCAGGTGAAGCAGCCCATCCTATCACAGCAATATGTCTACATGATTCTATTACAGATAAGTTTATTACATTCGGCAATGGTGATTGGTCAAGAAAAGATTCAGTACTTACAGATTCTGATTTGCTAGATAAAATTGTATATGTACCATGTAATTCAGAAAGACAGATACTTGATTTCTTTATAAAGTATTGGTCAGACCACTATCCACAAATTGTGACAGGTTGGAATACACAATCATTTGATATGCCATATATTCATAATCGCATGGTCAAACTAGGCTTTGATGTTAAAAGACTCTCACCATGGGGTCTTACTCGTATCAAAGAGTTTCCTACTAAACAAGGTACTCAGATGCGTGTTGAGATTACAGGTATCGATGATATTGATTATCTTGACAGATATAAAAAGAATGCTGTACAAGAATCATATCGTCTTGACCATATTGCCTTCATCGAACTTGGTGAAAAGAAACTAGATTATAAAGAAGTTGGTTCACTACATAAATTATTCTTTGAAGATTTCAATAAGTTTATTGATTATAATATTCAAGATACTAATCTTGTCAAAAGACTTGACGATAAGATGGGATTGATTGATGTTCAGATTGCTGTAGCATACAAAGCAGGTATTAACTATGAAGATGTATCTGGTGTTGTTAAAACATGGGATGCTATGATTAATAAAGAAATGTTCTTTGAAAAGAAGATACCACCATTTAGTTTTCCAAGAACTGGATTTACTGAAGCTATTCCAGGCGGTTATGTAAAACCACCACAAGTTGGTAAACATGGATGGGTTGCTTCATTTGATTTGAACTCTCTATATCCTCACCTTATTATGCAATATAATATATCACCTGAAACTATCATGGATAAATTGCAAGTATGGCCTGATATCTCTGAAGAAAAGCGTATGCGTGATTTCTTACATGGTAAATCATTTAAATCACAAGGTGATTTTGCTGTGGCTGCTTCAGGCTGGATGTTTAAGAAAGACTTTGAAGGTATCATACCAAGAGTTATGCGTAAGCTATATGATGAACGTAAACAAATTCAAGGTGTAATGAAGAAGAAGCAGAAAGAAGGTGGTGATATTACCAAACTTCATCTTGCTCAATACGTTCGTAAAATCCTATTGAACTCAGGTTATGGTGCAATCACAAACAAATATTACAGATGGTTTGACCCAAGACTCGGTTCTAGTATCACATTATCCGGTCAGTTTGTAATTCAACGTGCTGAAATGGCAATCAATAGGTATCTTAACAAACTCTTAAAGACAGATAAAGTTGATTATGTTATTGCAATTGATACAGATTCAAACTATGTAAATCTTCAACCATTGGTTGATAAGTTCTTCGCAGATAAATCTAAAGCGGAAGTTGTAGATATTCTTGACAGAGTCTGCGAAGAACAACTAACCAAAGCTCTTAATAAAGAGTTTGATTCAATAGCTGAATATCAAAATGTATATGCTCAGAAGATGGTTATGGGTAGAGAAGCTATTGCAGATGCAGCATTCTGGACAGCAAAGAAAAGATATGCAATGAATGTCCATGATATGGAAGGTTATAGACCTGAAAAACCAAAGATTAAGATTCAAGGTCTTGAAGCCATTCGTTCAAGCACACCTCAAGGCTGTAGAGAACCACTACTAAAACTTATTGAATTAGTACTAACAACTGATGAAGATACAGTCCAGAAAGCGATTGCCAACTTCAAGAAGCATTTCCTTACACTACCTGCAGAAGACATTGCATTTCCTAGAACTATGAATAATGTATGGCAATATACACCAAGAGATAATATTGGTTTCAAGAAAGGTACACCACCACATATACGTGGTGCAATACTATACAATAGATTAATTAATCAACACAAACTCGATAAAGATTGGGAATACATCAAGAATGGTGAGAAAGGTAAATTCCTATGGCTTAGAGAACCTAATAATGTAGGTGCTGATGTTGTATCATATATGACTTCTATTCCTGATGAATTTAAAGTCAGAGATTATATCAACTATGAAAAAATGTTTAGTAAAATTATTGCTGAACCTATGGAAGGTATACTCGATCCTATCGGTTGGACTATTGAAAAGCAATTAGATCTAACAAATTTCTTCGAATAATAGTATAAATATTATACGTTCATCAACTTTTTAGTTGACGGAAGTAGGCAAAACCTGAAAACCTCCCTATTCTTAGGGGAAAGCAAGTACCTTCTTTTTGGGTCAATAAATCCAGAAGGGAACGAGACCGAAAGTTTGCTGAAGGAACGCGTTGAGAAGGGTGTACGTCGGGAGATGTATGTACGAAATCGATACGAAAACCGGAGGTAATATGTACTGCTATAGAGGTATCAAATACGATGCAAAGACCTTAAAAAGCAAGGCTAAGAAATCCAAAGCGAGAAAAGGTGATGAAATCACTTATCGTGGGATTACTGGCAAAGTTGCTGCTTAAGCTCATTGCAACAGTATTTGGAAAGGGGAGGAAACTCCCCTTTCTTTTTTAATAAATAATACATGGCAAAACAATTAGAAGATATACTTAAAGAGTATGATGGCGATATAGACTCATTCATTGAGATGATTGAAAAACTCAAAGAAGATGAAGGAGAACAAATATCAAAAGGAAAGAATGCTCTTGAGAAATCAGATGATGAAGAAGAAAAAGAAGTAGCTGATGGTGAAGCATCCATCGGAGATGTACAAGCTGCTTCTCCAGCAAGTGTACCAGGAGAAGTTCCTGGTGCTAATGTTGCCATTGGAAATAAAACCTTTGATAATGATAAAGCAGACGCTGACGAAACACAAGAAATAAAGTTAAGCGGAAAAAAAGACAAAATCGTGACTAAGCCGCAGACAAAGGTAAATCCTAGCGAGTATGGTCATATCGATGCAGCTGGATAAGAAAAATTTTGAAAAGTATGCATTTGATAATTATCGAAATGCAATAGCTGACAAGACAGAATTCAAAGAAGACCTACGTAAAGCTCAACACGCCAGAAAATTAGCAACAAAAATAGTCAATGGTAAAGATGTCAATATCAGACTTCTTGTAAACCACGTTATATTATTCTTTAATGTATTTGCACCTGTAGCGGCTAAGGAGCTGCTTTTATTTCACTCAAATGATGCTGAGAAGAGAGTATTTAAGACTATATTTGAGTACCTATCCTACCTAGATGAGAATGAATATCCAGAAATTAAATTTTGTTTGGAAACCGCGGTATTATTAAAAAGATTAAGGAATTAAATATACCATGGCCGGTAAAGGAATTATAGACACATTATTTGTATTTAGATTACTTCGTAAATTAACTATGAAGTATGAGAAATGGGATGCGTTTAAATCTGGTGTGATTGATAATAAAGGTAATATTTTAGTTAAGAAAAAAGAAAGAGATAAGAAACAAAAAGACTCTTTCAATATGTTAGATAGATTAGCATGGAATCTAAAAAGATTATTAGGTAAAGTACCTGGTGGTAAGTCACAAATCGCATCTTATATAGCCGCACTAGCATTAATTAAGGAATACACAAT